AATTTATAATAAAACAAATATATATAAAAATAATATCAATAAAATATAATATATAATGAATTTATTAAAAGATAATTGGACATTATATATTCATCTTCCAACAGATATAAATTGGGCATTAAATAGTTATAAGAAAATAACAACATTTAATAAATTAGAAGATTCAATAGTGTTGTTAGAATATATGAATGATGAATTGGTAACAAAATGTATGTTATTTATTATGAAAAATGATGTAAAACCAATATGGGAAGATTCTAATAATTCACAAGGAGGATGTTTTTCTTATAAAATATCAAACGATATAGTTCATTGTGTATGGAAAAAATTATGTTATTTATTAATTGGAAATACATTAATAGACGATATAGAAATATTATATAATATAACCGGAATTTCTATAAGTCCTAAAAAAAATTTCTGTATTATTAAATTATGGTTAAACAATGTGGAACATATGAAAAATAATAAAATATTTTCAAATTTATTGAAAGAAGAAGAAGAACAAGAAAAAGAAGATGATAATAATATACAAGATCCTTTTAAAATTCATGAATTATGTAATATTGATAAGCAGTTATGTATATTTAAACAACACAACTTGTTATATTAAATTTTTTGATTCAATATATTAGGTAAATATATAAACAAAAAATTATAACTAATCAAAATATCATACGGTTTGATATTATTAGTTTGATTATTATTTTTTATATCTTCATATCCTAATTTTATAACATTACAATAATATATAGCTTTTTTAAAATCATTAATTAATTTATTATTGTAATTCAAGTTATTAATTTTTATTTTTAAAATTTTATCTAATTCTTCAATTTTATATTCTGAAATATTATTTAATAAATTCAATTTATAATTCATGTTAATTCTACATATAGGACAATTATCTGCTTTTATTAACCAATTATATAAACAGTGATCATGCATCAAATGATTATTAATACATTTATATTTACATGCATTTGATATTAAATCTAATTCGCAGCATATTGCGCATCTATAAGAATTTTTATAAAAATTAATAATTTTATCTTTATTTTTTGAAATATTTTTGTTTATTAATATAATTTGTTTATCATAACTCATATAATATAAATATTTATATATATATATAATTATATATAAATAATTACAACAATTTAATATATTTTTTTAGGTGGAAGGTAACGGAGCAAGACATAATTTAATCTCTCCTAAACTAGCAACATTATATTTAACAATTAATGGCATGTTATTTTCCAAATAAATTTCTATTTGGCTACATAAATTTGTACATTTTATAAAATAAATTAAATTTTTTAATGAAAATTCACCTTGTATAATTTTTGTTAATTCTTGCTTTTGAATAAACTGCATAGATCCGGACATCTCTGTCCTTCTAATTTCAGCATTAGCAAATTGTCCACGACATATAAATATAAGTTCATCACATACGGATTTAATCTCTAATTTTTCTGATATATTTGCCATATCTCTAATAATTTTTTGAAAATCTACTGATGGCATATTAATTATTGATGAATAATTTACATTTGGAATATCGTGTTCTTCGTTTTCTGGTTCAATTAATCTTAACTTTTGGGTCTTACATTGTTTTATATCTCCATTTTCAAATCTTAAACCTAATTCTGTTATAACGCCATCATCGTAGTCGTTTTTTTCAATAAAAATTGTTAATGTATCATCATTGTCAACTGAACTAATTAATTTAAATAAATGTAACATATTTACACCTATAATAATTTTATCATACAAACAGTCGTATACTTCAAAATTATCAGCTTTTAAAAATAAATGAACTAATATGGTATGTGATTTGTCCATATTAATAATTTTTATTCCTTGTTTAGTGAAAATAATATTGGTATCTAATAGTATATCCTTTAATGCGCTCATCAAAATACGGAATGGAGCGATTTGAACTGTCTTAATAGTTAATACATTTGAATCGTTTACATATGATGACATTATTCAATACTTATGGTTATATTTTACAAAAATCTTTAAATCTTTATTATATTTTTAATATTATTATATTTTTAATATTATTATATTTTTTAATATTATTAAAAATATAATAATATTAAAAAGTATATTTACTATTCTGGGAGAGGAACATATAAAACACAGCGTCATACAAAAAAACAATTTTTAAAAATAGCAAAAAAACATTTCAAAGATTGCGCATCAAAAAAATGTAAAAAAATAAAAAATTCAAAAAAAAACTATGTAAAAAGGTTGTATAAAGGACAACAACTTGATGTAACTGTTTTTTTGAAGATGCTAGATAAATTAGATAGATGTACAAAAAAATATAAATGTTCTTTGAAAGAATATATAAAATTTAGTGGTACAACGCTATAAAGAAAAATAAAATTTTATTTTGCTCTACTTCTTATACGATAATGGTGGATATGGTTTATGTTTATCATACGATATAATAGTTCCAATTGCTGTACCAAATAGGATACCACTGGTACCAAATAGGATACCCCTTATTACTGGTGATAACATAAACCGATTATTTGATATATTTTTCAACATTTTAAACATTTTTAAATATTTAAAATATTTTAAATATTTAATTTTTACATAAATTAAATACCAGAGTTAACCATACTATTAAACATATGACTATACTTATAAATATTTTTTTTATAACTTTATTTATAATAATTATTTTTTAAAATTCAGATTCAAATTCAATTAATATTGGACAGTGATCAGATGACATTATTTCGTCACAAATTTTTAATGATTTCACTATTTTAACTAGATTATATGTAATTAATATATAATCTAATCTCCATCCATTTGTATTACTTCTTTTTTGTTTTAAAAAGTTAGACCAATAAGTTGAAATTCTTTCAAATTCTTTTGATAATCTAAATATATCTGTTAATTTATTTTCTTTCAAAAAATCATTAAACATTGAAATTTCCATATGCAAATGTCCAGCTACTTTATTTAATTTTTGGTTTGATTTAGATACATCTAGTTCTGTTAGAGCTACATTAAAATCACCACACAAAACTAATTCTTTATTTGTAGAAGTTTTTAATTCATTTACGTAATTTGAAAAATTATTATTAAAATTTTCTCTATATGAAAATCTATCACTAGTTAAAGATTGCGAATTAGGAACATAAATGTTAATTAAAACAAATTTTTCAAATTCTAATACAATTAGCCGCCCTTCGCTATCAAAACATGGTGTTGGTATAATGTTAATTGGTTCAATTTTAGACCAAATACATGTTCCGCTTAATCCTTTTCTTTGTGTAATTCCATTAGATGAAGCCCAATATCTATAAGGGTAATTATTTTCTATAATTTCATTTAATTTTATTTGATTACATTCACATTTTGTTTCCTGAATACACAAAATATCTACATTTTCATCATACAAAAAATCAAAATTATAACTTTTGATTCTAGCACGGAGCCCTGCAACATTCCACGAAGCAATTTTCATATATTATAATAGAATAATTATATATTAATCAAGATATAATTATTAAACAATATCAATTTTATATAAAAATATCATTATAAATTATTTACTTTAAGACGCAATATATCTATTTCTTTTGATAAATTTTCTATCAATTTGTTTTGATTATTTATTATTTCAAAAATATCATTTAAACTTTGAATTTCATTCACTTTTATTATATTATTCATATTAAAGTCTATATTGTTTAATTTACTATTTATTATATTATAACTAATTTCATTTGTTATAATTGATTCTTTTAATCCAGCAATACAATAGTTGAATATATTATTATAATTTAATTTATATGGTTCGGTTTCTGAACCTTTTATTACACTAAAACTTAAATCATTTATTTTTTCTACATCTTGGGCTATTAAACCTATTTCTTTAATATATGGTTCTGTTATGTCGCCTGTATAATCTATGCGTTTGAAAGTATTTGTTTTGTCATATACTATTGGATTTAAACTTTTTATTATATTAAATGTATTTGTTAATTTTTTCTCATTATGTTTCAATCTATCATCACTTGGAATTGGTCCACCCATTATTAATTGTGTATTTGCAGTTACTTCTGTTGTTCCTATAAATATTTTTGTTTGTGCATATAAAATGTTACATGATATATCATTACTACATATATCAATACAAGATATATTACCATTTATTGATATATCATTGTTTATGTACAAATTATTTGCACATATATCTAGGCATGATATATCATTGGTTATGTACAAATTATTTGCACATATATCTATACATGATATATCATTGTTTATGTACAAATTATTAGCACATATATCTAGGCATGATATATCATTTGTTATGTACAAATTATTAGCACATATATCTAGGCATGATATATCCTTGGTTATGTACAAATTATTCAAACATAAATCTCCATTTATAGAAATATCATTGTATAATGTAAATGTACCGGTTGACCCCTCTGAGATGTATTCTAAACCACTATAATTTGTTACTATTTTATTAGAATTACTAAAATCAATATATCTAATAGATGAAATATCTATTTTTTGATTATCTCCGTCTATTATTAAATTTTTTATTCTTATTTTATTGGTATGTCCAGATTTTGAAATATCTAATTCATAATTTGGATCTTGTGTTCCTATACCTATTCTATTATTTTCAGTATCAATAACAACAACGTTATCATTATTTACTTCGTAATTATCGCCTAATAAATTAACAGCAGAAACAAATTCATTAAAATTAGAACTAGACATTTAAATTATATATAATATATATTTTAAATGTTTGATTATTGCATAAAAAAATAAATATTTATTTATTTTCCAAAGCTTGTATTCTATTTAATAAATTATTATAATCTTGTAATGATATAATTTCTTTTTGCCAAAATGTTTCAAAAATATTCATTTGTTCAATATTATTATAATCATCTTCATTTTTACTATTTAATATTGTAATATCATTAAAAATTAAATCTTCTTTTCTTAAAAATACTTCAAAATTTTCAACAGGTGGTAAATTATTTATAGTACTATTGTTGAACAATCTATAAATATTATTTTGATACAATACAATATTATCTAAATTATAACATTCATACAAGGTTTGATTAGTTATATTATTATATCTTATTTCTTTTAATGAACCATCATTAAATTTATTATTTATTAAAATATTATGTTGATAATCTGTTAATGGATTTTTGAATTTTATACCAAAACCTTTTATACCTCGTTTTGTTAAATCTTCTTCAATATTAAATATATCATATATAAATTCCAATTTATTATATTCATCTAATCTATGTGAAGAAGCATATTGTATATCTTCATTATCATATATTGATATAGAAGTATTCAAATTTATATTATTTTTAAAATCTAAATTATTATAAATTTTATTTGACGAATTATAAATAGTTACAATAGTTGTCCATTTATTTGTTGGTATAACTAATGCTTTCATATCATTACTTAAAATTATTATTTGATTAGTGTTTGTAAATGGTAACATCATCAAATCTTTAAAATCTTCTGCTATAACACAATTTTCTATATTTACATTTTCATTTAAATATATCCTAAATGAATTAGTAAAAATATTATCATTTATATCATATTTTTTATATTGTGTTATTTCAAATTCATTATTACTATTATAATATATTTCTACTTTACCTTCATGATATCTGATACCCACATTTTTTGGTATATTTTCTGTCACTATAATATCTTTTGCATAATTATATATTAAATTATTATGTAAATCATTGTTACTTGGTAATTTAATTAATACTTCATCGTCTTTTACATCTACTATTATTTTATTAATACTATTATTATTATAATATTTATTTGTATCATTATCTAAATATTTCTCTCTTCCTTTTATTTTTAATATTTCATTATTGTCACATATATTCTTTGGTAATTTCAAACTGTAACTATTATTGAAATTGTTTGATGGTCCCAATAATGATATAGAATTTTTATTGTTATCAGAATTAAATTTCAATTCTGATTTTGTTTTATTATTGTTTAATTCTATTTGATTCAAATTTATAGACTTTTTCCATGATGTTTTGTAATTTTTTATTATTTCCATAAAATTATTTGAATTATTTGTTTCTATTATTATTGGATCTATAAATAAATTATTTTGCTCTCTTATATATAGTGAAAATTTTTCAATACTCGGCAAATTATATACATTTTTCATAAACAAATTATATGATTTATCTTTTAATAATGGTCTGTCTTCTAATTGTCCACATGTATATTCCATATAATTTGAATCTTTTATCATTTCTATTTTCGTATTCTCTAATTTATTATTTATTAAATAATAATGTTGCATACTATTTAATGGTTTGTCAAATTTTATTACTAAATTACCACATCCATTTCTTGACAAATAATATAAATCATCCGGTAATTCTTTTGGAACAATAATTACAATTTGATTGTCTCCTGAATATAGTCTTATCTTTTTATCATTATGATTATAAATATTCATATCATAATTTTCAATATTATCTAATTTGTCTATCACTAATAACTCATTGTCTAATGTATTATTTTCAGAACTTGTTATTTGTATTTGATTTTTTTTATTTGTTGTTATATTCAATTTTGAATTTACTAATAAATCACTAAATGCCGCTTTTGCTGCATCTACGCTATCATCCAAATCATAACCTATTATTGAATTATGAAATCTTCCACCTACAATGTTTCTCGATATATCATTCAATATTCTTTCAATATTCAAATCACCATTTATTAATCCTGTTGTTCTATTTATATTTATATCTAATGCATTTACAAATAAAGTTCCATTTACATTTATATCATTAAAATTTATATTTGAACTTGTTACATTTTCTATATTTATATTACTTATATCTGCATCTTCTATATTTATTTTTTGTGTCTCAATACTGTTTGTTATTATATGATTGTTATAGGTTATCCCTTTTACATTTAAATCATTATTTATTGTTACTAAATCATTATTTATATTATATATATTAACATTACTAATATCAGCTTTCTCTATATTTGATTCTTTTGATTCTAATAAATTATTTATTATTTTATCATTATATATTGTTTTATTTGTACTTATATCCTCATAAAATGTACAAGCACTATTTATATTATACAAATTTACATCACTTATATCTGCCTTTTTTATATTTGATTCTTTTGATTCTAATAAATTATTTATTATTATATTATTGTGTATTGTTTTATTTGTACTTATATCCTCATAAAATGTACAAGCGCTATTTATATTATATAAATTTATATCACTTATATCTGCTTCTTTTATATATGAATTTGTATTATATAATTCTCTATTTATTAATATTTCATTACTTAATGTATTATATATTATTACATTGTTTGTGTTAAATACTATTTCGTTATTTGATATTTCATTTATTGTTGCTACATCATTTTTTATAAAATCTATTTCACCACTTGTTGATGTTATATAACTAAAAATATTATTACTTGCTGTATATATTATTTTTTGTTCTGTTGGTGTATATGAAAAATCTATAAAAGTATAACATACATCAAATGTTCCTGCTAATATTTTATCTATTCTTATATGATTAAATAATACATCATTTATTGTTGCCCTTCTTTTTACATGTAAATCTTTTTCCATTTCTACATTTTCCAAAAATTTACTTGTATCATTAGTATTTGTTTTAAATATTATTCCTCCACTAACAGAATGAAATGTCATGCTTTTTAATTCTTTATTTTCATTTAAATATTCTTGGTATGTTATTGGTTGTCCTGTTATAGCTGAATTCATATTTAAATTATATCTTTCTAAATCATGTTTAAAATAACTACCAGTAACTTTCCATGGTCTTTCTTCTCTATTAAAATTCAAAAATGTTATATCATTTATATCCGATATTGTTTTTCTAGATGGACCTGACATCAATTATAATATAAAAATATAATATTTTTGTCTATATTATATTTTTATATTTCACTTTTAATTCATTAACTTGATTTATTGTTTTTATATAAATCATAATAATCGCTTGTTAATAAAGGCGTATTTGGTGTTGAAGTCATATTGTTATGTATATCTTTTACTAATCTAAATAATATATCTATTGAGTCATGTACATTATAACTTATATCATTACCACTATTTTGTTTATTTATATGTATATCTATATTATTACTTATTCCGCTTATATCAATCGTATATGATGGATCAACCGTTCCTATACCTATTCTATTTGAACTTAAATCAAAACAAATACTATTATTTGGATCTATAGCACTTAAACCTGATTCTACAGTATCTTTGGATAAATTAAAATCTGCAATATTTGTTAATAATTTATTAACATCCATATTTATTATTTAAATATAAAATTTTATATAATTTTTTTGTAAAATATTATATTTATTATTTATTATTTATTATTTATTATTTATTATTTATTATTTATCTTCTTCTTCTTGTTTTTTTTGATTTAGTTTTTTTACCTTCTTTTTTTACATAACCAAATTGACCTTTTTTAGTAAAATAACCATATTTTTCTAATCTTTTTTCTCTTTTAGCAGTATTATGTTTTTTTCTAGATACTATTAATCCATTTTTGTTTTTCATTAATTGTTCTTTTTTTAATCCACCATTTGTTTTATAAGATGTTCCATGCATAACTTGTGCTCTACTACCCTGCAAAAATTCATATGTTTTACCTTTTATATGATATTTACCATCTTTTGATTTCATTGTTTTTTTAACCATATTTTATATATTATATATATATATTTTATTATTTACTAAATATATTTTTTTTGTTTGTATTATTATCATTATAATATAATGAAGTTATATTATAATGTCATCTATTAATAAATTGATAGCTAATGTAAAAAAAACTTCTTCTTTAACATCTTCATTTATAAATAATGATTCTTCATATATATGTATTGATACTAGCGCTAATAGAATTGGTTTTAATACACAAAATCCTAATTATTCTATACATATTGTAGATAATAATGGTATTATATGTGTTAGTAATATTTTATTATCTAATTTGAGTTGTGATGTTAGTGGTTATATAAAAGACCTTTCGTGTATAAATTTTGATGTTTCTTGTTTAAAAGTTGATACTAGTTTCATACTAACTGCAACTCAATGCACTATTTCTTGTGAAGCTATTGATTTTTGTAACTCAAAATTAAATGTACATGATTTATCTGTTAACAATGATTTATCTGTTAATAAATTAAAATATAAAACTTTGGAGAAAATAACTGTTGATGGTGGTTCTCCCGATGAGTTTGACAAAGTTGAAATTAATGATTGTTCTATTAATGAGAATTTAGATATTAGTGGAACATTTACTTTTCATATGCAAAGTGATAAAATAACACGTTCTGAATTCAATTGTTTTAATGCTGAAACTAGTTTCAATCTTATAAGAACACAAAATATTACTTGTGATTATGAAATATCTTGTAATGATATATGTTGTAATGATATATCTTGTAACTTTATTAAAGTTATCAATGAAATATCTTGTAATAATATCAGATGTGATTTTTTAACTAATTTAAATACATTAGAAACAACTGATATATCTTGTACTGAAATATCATGTAATACTATTAGTTGTAATGATATATGCGCAAATAATTTGTACATATATAATGATATATCTTGTAATAATAAGATAATAACTAGTAATTTAGAAATTACACGTAGTTTAATTGCGACTGGAGATAATATTACACTAGAAGGTGTAAACTTAAAAGATTGTAATATTAGTGACAATTTATTTGGCCTGCTAAATAGTACAATTGATATTAGTAGATCTCAACTAATATTACCAGATATATCATATGTCAATGATTTAACAACTGGTTTAACAACTGGTTCAATTTACTTTGATTCAAGTTTACAATCTATTAAAGTTATACATAACTCTGATGAAACATCTGATCAATCATATAATATATTTTATAATAAAAAATTTGTTAATGTTGAATTAAGTTATAATAATATTATACCTAATAACGGTGTTGTTATTAATAATATAAATAATTATCAAAATATAATAGATACTTTATATACTGATTTTAATAAATTTGGTGATGATGATACTTATAAAATTAGGGATCAATATGTAAGTGAATTTATATCTACTAATACTGATACTGATATTAGTTATTTAAATATACCATTAGATATATCATATAATAAGGCTAATGTAGATCCTAAAAAATTTTATGATATTAGTGATGCAACTATACTAGGTAAAGATGTTGATAGAATAAAAATTATATATAATGATTTTGTAGATGATACTACACAATCGTCTAGCAATACACAATTATTTAAAGATAAAAATATATTTTTTAATATAAATGCTTATGTTACATTAAAATATTTTAATCAATATCCTAATGATGTTGAAGTTATTAGTTACGATTTTGAAATGATGAATACTACGGGTGCAATTGAAGGTGATATATTAACAAAATCAAAAAATACTATTATTTCTTTTGATAACTCATATAATTATTCTACATCAAATTTAAATTATGTTGGAAAACTAAAAAATGGAAGTGTTGATATTAATAGTTATATATATTTTAGAATCAAAACTGAAAATAATAAAGATATTAGCAACTTATTATTATATGATTTTAATTGTTCTGTTGTTCAAATATAATTATATTATTTAATTTATAATTACAATTCAAATTAAATAATATATTCTATTTAATTATTTTGATTTTTTTTTTGATAGTGTTTTATTAATGATGTTTGTTTGTTATTTCTAGAACTTGATGAACCTAATTTATAATTATGTAAAGTTCTATCATATAATCCTTTACAATCACTTGGGCAAGGTTTTACTTTACTTTCATCTTCTTCTATAATTATATTTACTATAATATCTCTGAATAATATTATTTCATTCAAATTAGAATCTATTACACTGTATTTTATAAAATTTTCATATCTTCGTATTTCTCTATTTTCTATATTATTTATTATTTTACTCAAATAATTATCGTATGTAGAATTAGGGTATTTAGTATCCATATAATTTATTATATATTCCATATTCAAATTTGAATCAATTAATATATTGTCTATTGGTTCATAAATTCTTCTATATTCGTCTGTTAATACACTCACATTACTTGATGTTAAATCATAAAATTTATATATATTTGTATCAAAATCATAATTTAATGATTTTAAATTAACAATATCACTTAATATTTCAAATCTAATATCTGGCGAATTTATATTTAATGGTATATTATCAAAATTTGTTACAAAATTATTATTATAATAAATTCGTGGACCATTTATCGCTTCATAAATTTTAATATTTTTATTATATTTTCTTATATTGTTTAATTTATCTTTCACAATAAATAATATATCAACATATCCATATAGTAAGTCTATTGTATTATCATAATTATTAAAATTTGAAAAATTAAAAAAACTATCTAACGATATATCTATTATATAAGTATTTAATACACTTTCACTATAAAATTGTTCTATATTTGCAGCATCGTTATTATCGTATATTTTTTCATTATGTATATACATGTATGTTTTATTATCATATACTGAATATTTAATATCACCATCTTCTATATCTTTTATATTTTTTACAAAATTTAATAAATTTAATTTTAATCTTTTGTCTTTTAAGTCTGTTGATGTAAATTTATTATAATGATATATAACCACCTCATAATCGTTATTAAAATTTATACGAGGTGGTGTTATATCTGGTATTGTTAAATCTAACAAATATTTATCAATATACAAATTTTTGTTATAATAATCTTCATAATTTACATCTATATTTATCATTATACTATTTGATTCTATTGATCTTAATAATAATCTTGACCCTTTTAATGTTATATCACCTATTAAATGATTTATATCGGGTATATTTTCTATATCTTCTCGCGATTCAAATAACCTATTTTTTGTTAAATCAAATTTTTTCTTGAAAATTTTATATGTTAAAGTATATAATCTACTTATAGTATTTATATCTATCGATGAATCTGTTTCTATGTTTATAATATTTGCAAAATCTGATTGTGTTATTAAATAATTTGATAAAATTCTTTCCGCTATTGGTTTAACAAATGATGTTTTTAATATTGTTGATAAACTTACATCATTCATCTCATTATTTTGATTAGTTAATATCTTTTGATTAGCAAATTGAGTTTTTACATATGATATATCTAAATGAGAAAAATTGGTATACCATTCTAAATAATCACTATTATTGTATTTTTTATTATCATTGCTTTCTAAACGATTTATTTTGTTACTATTATTATAACATATATCGTACATTTCAAATATTTCTTTAGCATAATTAACATCATATAATTCTTGTACAATTTCTTCATATATTGACATTTCTTGGGCTAACAATTTGAAATTTGTTTTCAAATCATCAAATAATTTTTCAAATGTATTATAATTAAAATAATTATCTAATGACTCTAAATAATCAAATGATAAATCATTCATTATTCTTAAAAATTGAGGATAATTACTATTTACAATATTTTCCGATTGATCTAATGCATAAAAATGTATACTATCTGATAAATCGATGTATAATTTATCAACCTTGCTTGCATCTGATTTAGTGTAAAAATAATATAAATCTTCATCTTTTTCTTCTCTATTTGGTATAGAAATTGTTGTATCATATAATAAATATGAAAAATCTATTTTAAAATCATATTTTTCGTATATATTATTTATCATATCATCATATGTAAATTTTTCATTCTTCTTTGGAAACTTCAATCCTGATGCATATGTTGATATTTCTATCAATTTTAGTCCATTTATACTTGCATCTATTAAATTTGCAAATGATAAATCATTTTTATATACATATATTGCAGATGGATCTGCTTGTGATTTTGGAGACCATCTTATAATATTTGGATTATTTGGATTATCAGTTTGTCTTTCTTTAAATGTATATTCTATAGGATTGCCTAATATATCTATATAACTAAAATCATAATTTCCTCCATCTTGTTGATATAAATTTGATAATTCAATCATAATTCTATTGCTAATATCATTTACTAAATGACCACATATGTCGAAATTATAAAGTAATCTTGTATCAAATCCTGGTTCTTTATTAAGACTAGTATCTGAGAAATTATATTTTAATTCATTATATATACTATAATATTTTGTAGGAGGGTTAGTATTATTATAACTTATTTCATACATTGGATAAACTAATTTGTACAATAATGAATTTATGAATGTATCTTTAGCAATATCTGAATTAATTTCTCTCAATCGTGGTCTAAATATACCTCTTATTTGATCTACATAATTATTAAAACTACTATGCATTTCTTTCAAATTTTCATAATCTTCTCTTCTTTCTAGAATAAAATCATTAGCAATATTACTATCTTGACTGATATGTTCATAAAATAAATTAAAAAATTTATCATAATTAGTTTCTATCAATTTATAGTCAGCTTTCAATTCATCCATTTTTATATAAATTTCATCATCAATAATATTATTTAAATTATCAAATTGAAAATTTTCAAACTCTGGTATTGCTCTTGTAATTAATCCATCATTTTGTATATTATATAAAATATCATTGAATATATTCTTTCTAGCTCTAATATTTTCATAAAATTCATTTAAATTTACGGATTGTATAACATATCTAAGATCTGATAATACTTCGTTTAATCTTTCATGTATATTAAAATATTGTTTATTTATGGTATTGTCTATTTTATTGAACAAAATATTATCTGAACCCCAGTCAGTTCTATATGATATTTGATCATAAAACATACTATTTGCTGTAATATAAATATATTGTACATAATAATTGAAAACTATTAATATACTTCTCAAATCATCTAATATTTTCATATGATCATTTGTAAATATTATTTGTTTTTTGTCTGAAAAATCAAACATATCAAAATTGTTTACATAATTTATTGTACTCAATTTCAAAGTATATTTTAAATTTTTGGGTTTAATATTTTCAGATTTGTACAAAGGTATTTTGTATATATTTTTTTCAAAATAATTATTCAAATCTAATATAAATGTATAAGTTTCATCATATTTATATATTTCATTATTTATTGTTTCATATATTATTTCTGATGTACTTCCATTTATATTCAAAATATCAAATATTTTATATGGTTCATTATTTAAATCATGTGTACTTAGACTATCAATTACATCAAAATTAATACTTAATGTTTCTTTATTTAAATCATTATTACTTATTGAATATATTATATTATTTTTTGAAGAATCATAACCATATGATTCTACATTACTGTTTTCACTAAAATCAAAATAAAAAGATGATGATAAATCTATTAAATAATTGTTACTATTTTCAATTATCAAACTTTGATTATATTGTTCTATTTCATCATATATTAAATAATTTGTATGTTCATTATCATTTGTATCATATTTATGAAAAATAAATTTATTACTATCTGGTAATATACCTATATTATGATAAAAATTTTTTTGTGTTAGTAAAATTGCTGAATCATTATCATAATCAACTTTATTACTTGATAAAAATACTTTATTACTTCTATCTCTTACATATTCAAATATTTTTGAACTACCATTATTTTCTACTTCTTCTTTATTTAATACATTTCCTTTTAAAAACATTGAAGCATTTTGAAAAATAATACAATTTGAAATCTCTTCTTGTGGAGGTATATATTCTATTAAACTTACATCACAATATATATGTATATCAAATTTTTTGTATAATAAATATTCATAAAATTTGTTTATATTTGATGGACTTATTAATTTATCAAAATTATCGTTTAATTTTTTAATATTATTATTATCCATTATTGATTTATCTAATACACTTATTGTTCTATTAGATTCATAAATTTTTCTTTGTATATCATATAATTCTACATCATTAAATTTTTTATAATTATCTAAATAATTTAAAATATCTATATACGAATATAATAAAAAATCTATATTATTAGCTGAACTATCAAAACGTAACAAATTATTTAATAATAATTTATTTGTACTTAATATTTTATTTTCCAATAAATTAACATCATAATTTTTGTCATTTATTATCACATTACCTCTCATATCTTCTATTGTATATTTGAAATTTTCGGTTGTATATTTATTTGGTATCTTATTTGATGTTAATGTATTTACATAATCATCAAAATAATTAACATTATTAATTATATTATCTTTTATTAATTCTATTATATTGAAATACAAATTAGTATTTGTATTATTGAATATTTTTTTTGTAATTATATCATTAATATTCTTACTATTATCATGATATTCAAATGACAATTCAAATGTTTTATTATTATTCAAATAATCTGTATCTAATCTATTATCTTCTGGTATATTAAATAAATAATTATAACATGAATCATAATATTCAAAATTATCCTCATTTGTATCTTGTTTCAATTCTTTCATTCTGTCTTGTACAAATAAATTACTTTTTGAAATATCATTTATAAATACTACTTTTTTCTCATTATTTAAATATAAAATATTGCTCAAAATATTTCCTTGTGTTATACCAATAAAAGGTTTTGTATCAGTTGTTTCTTGTGTATGACAACTTAATAATATTCTATTTTTGTGTATTTTAATATCACTAGATGCTGCATTTATTATATTTAAACATAAATCATTTTCTATAGCTCTTATAGTAAAAAAGTCTATTTTTTTAAACATTTTTTCAGATGTAACATTACCATTTAAACTCAAATATTTGTTATTTGATAAAATATCATTAAAAAAACATATGTTTGAATTTATCTGTAATTTTCCAGATATGTTTTTTATTCTGTGTGATTTGTAATATAATATATTTGGTGTATATGGCTCTATTAATAATTCAAATTTTGAATTACTCATACCTGGTAAATTTGTATATCTTATATTTTTAGTATATGGTTTTTGATATGATAAATCATAAAAGAATTCTATTTTATTGTAAAAATTAGAACTATCACTTGTATTAAATTCATATAATCCATATGATAAATATAAATTTTTATTATATATTTTGTTATCATTTATATTTGTAAATTTATAAAATGGATTAGACTCTACTATATTTCTGTTTGTTATTTCAACATCTATATTTATTTTACCATTAATCTTATTTGCATAATCAAAATAATTTATATTTTTAATTTTATTATTATTTCTACTAATATCATCTATACAATACAATTTATTATAAGAATTATCTAATATTATATCTTTAGAATTATTTATATATTTCAATGTATTATTACAAACATCATATAATTGAATAGACATTCTGTCAAAATTATTAATTTTTTTCATAGTAATATAACCATTATTACATATATCTTTCAATTTGTACAAATTACCTGATGTATCTTTTTTGTCATATATATTATATATTTGTCTTGTTACTAATTCTACACTATTACTATGATTTATATTTATATTATTTGATATATCAAATGGTAATATAAAAGCATAATAATAATTTTTTTCTATATTTATAATGTAACTAACATCATATATATTATTATTTACATATTCATCACTATATGTATATTCGTATGGTTCATTATTTATAGTGTATTTATAACATAATATATTTGATAAATCTAATTTATTTAAATTGTTACTTATATCATTATTTTTATCAAAAAATAAATTGTTGTCATGTACTTTTAAATATGTTATATATTCTAATGGTTGCGTTTTTACTACTTTTAAATCTCTATGTTTTTTGGCTTCTTTATTATTAGTATTAGATTTTTTGTACAATATATCATAATTACCTATATTATTTGTTATAAATCTATAATCTATACCATTTAATTTTGATTCTTTAATATTGTACTTTATATTATCATTTGAATTTTTATTTTTTATTACGAATGATACATCTGGTATAATAGGCAATGGCCCATCTATTACATCAACTATACTATGACCATAATCTACAAATGGTTCATAATTACTCAAATATAATTCTATATTACTTGCATCTGGTGAACCTGATAATGTTATATATGGGGGTAATATTGTTAATTTAATATATTTATTCATTGATATTTCATTATTAAATTCATCTTTTACATTGAAAATTTGTACAATACTGGAAAAATCTATTGATGATTCATTAAAATTCAATATATTTGATAAATCTATTATATTTAATGATATTTCATTGTCATAATAATTGTGACTTATTTCATAATTATTATTACTATCATTATTGTAAGACTTATTGTTGATTACATATGAGTTATCTTGTATATTTTGAATATAATCAGAACTTATAGTATAATTATTAAACAAAGATGAATTATAATAATTATAAGAACCATCTATAATATTTTTTATTGTTATACCTCTGTCTAAATACAATAATTCTGTCCTGTTACGGTAAGAAGTATGAAAACCACCACTTATATAACCTATTATATATGGATTCTTTTTACTATCTCCTATTGCATATTTATTAGATATTTCACTTAATTTATAATTGTTGAATTTAGTATTATCAGAATTTGCTATATAAATTTCAAATATATTAATTGTATAATCATCATTTTTATTAATTTCAATATTTAAAGTTTTTATTATATTTACTTTTTCAGTTATTTCATAATTATCTGCTTCATTATAACATACATCATAACCTAATTCTTCTAATAAACCTATTGATATTTTACTTAATTTTCTAGTTGATGTATTTTGATCTTTTATTTCACATAATATTTCATTACTCAAACCTAGTGATTTTATTCCTTTAAACAAATGATTATTATTTATTAATGAATCATCGTTTATGTAAAATTCTCGATTATTATTTGAAAAATCTATTGGTAATATTATAAAACTATTATCTATATTATAACTAGCATCTTGTATATATTCTTTATATATGTTTAAAAATTTATCGCTCCCTTTATAATAATCAAAATTATTTAATATTTGAAACTTATTTGTATTATTTGATTCAAACATACTTCTTCTATTTATACCTAATGCTCTTCCTATTGTATGTAACAATGTTTTTTCATTTATTTCTATATTGTTAGATATATCAAACCTAATATCTACTTTTTTTGGATATTTTTTTGAATTTTTATTTTGATATGTTATATTATTTATAGATATATCTATATTTTCAATTGCTGAACTAATATCTATATTTATATTTATTGGCTTTAACCCTGGTATAAATTTATTATTTAATACCTTTTTCCATCTATATGCCGCATTATATATATTTTGTGTTAAGTTGTTCAATATTTGCAGTTCATTATTTAATATTATATTGTATTTATAGTTATTAATACTTATATCAAATATGTCTGATATATCTTTGACATCAACTTGTTTCTCCCAATTTTTTGTTGGAACATATGTATACATATAACTATTTGTATTTGGTTTGTACAAATATTCATCATTTTTCTTTACATTATATACCATTATTTCTTTAGAAAAATCTAATTCATAAACTATATCATAATATTTTTTCAATAAAACATTGGAAAGATCTAATGTACAAAATGAATTATCATTTATTATATCTGATTTATTAAATTTGGTATAATTTTTACTATTTTCAAGATCATCATTTATTATTATATTTATATTTTTTGAATTTGTGTACAAGTTTTTTTTTTCTTGTGTATCATAAAACAAATCTAAATTTTCACTTATTAATGTAATCAATGATGTATCTATAACATTTTCTAATTTTATTTCTCCACATATTGTATCTTTTACATTTAATTTATATCTTTTTCTCTTATATTCATCATCATTTATGTTGTGTAAACTTAATATTATATTATATTTATTTGAGGGATTTATATATTCAGTATTATTTTTTGTCATAATATTATTTGTACTTGTATAATTATCCAATTTAATGAAATTGCTTGATATTTTTTCATTATTATTAAATATTTCACCTGAAAAATCTATAATATTATTAAATAAATTAAAATCACATGTTTCTAATTCAAAACTTTCTTTATTATTATCATAACTTAATGATATATCATTTTCTTGTAATATTTTATTATTTTTTAATTTATTATTCAAATTATGATCTATTTTTATCATACTAAAATCATTTAGATTATTATCGGTTTTATATTGTCTTTTTATCAATATATAAAAATCATAATCATATTTATACATTATATTTATAGTGATTGTTTCTTGTTTTATATTATTTGACCTATCTTTTGCTTTTATAACTGCTTTATATTTTGTAGATGTTTCTTGTTGTGTATTAATCAATTGTTCTATTTTATTTGCTGATATTTCAATTGAATTTTCATAATATTTTATATTATAATTATTTTTTATATTTTCATTTGTTATATAATTACTAGTATTATCTATATTTATCAATTCATTGTTATATTCTAATATATATTTTATATTATCACCATAATCATCTATATTTGTATATATTTTTTCATCTAGTTTTGTTTTTATTTCATTTGAACTACTATAAATATCTATGTCTATTTTATTAGAAAATTGTTTTGCTTTATTATTTATATTTGGTTTTTCATTATCACATATATCTAATATTCTTTCAAATCTTGTTACATTATTTGAATTTTTTGATGGATTAGATTTATCTATACTTTCATATATTATTTTATATTGACCTATATCTCTATTATTATTATTTAATCCACCATCATCTATTATTGTTATTGGTGTAAAATTATAATTTGATAAATCTGGATTTTTATTACGTAAATACGGTTCATAATAATTTAAATAAAATTCATCATATTTACTGAATGTGTACACATCTTCTATTAATGATGCATCTGTTATTATTTTATTATTTTTACTTTCTTCTATATTATGTACAAATGGTAATCCTTTATCATTTATTTTAAATATTGGCCCATCATTTACTATATTTACTTGTATACCTTTTATATTACCTGATATTGTTTCTATATTACCTTCGCCTGATAAATACATGTAATAATAAAATCCATATTTTTGAAGACTTAAATCATATATTATATTATTTGATATATCATTATAACTTAAATCGTTTGAGTTTATACCATTTATTGAATTAATTGAATAATCATATATTATTTCAAATAGTCTTATGTAATTGTACATATAATTATTATCTGTATTTTCAGGAATTTGAAAATTCAGATCGTCATCATTTTTTTTCAAAATATCAAATATATCTGAGTTATTACTTATGTCTCTTGCCGATAATATATTTCTACTTATTTCATATATATTATTAATTACATTACTATCTAATATTCTTGGATGTTGTTTATTTATTATTATGTTATTATCGGTCAATACACCATTTACATTATCATAACAACCAAAAGATATATCAATTATATTTGATGAAAAATCAAATTTTGGTATTATTGTATTTTTTATGTTAATTTTTCTATCTTTTAATAAATAAAATTCTTTACTACCATAATCTTGATATATATATGAATGATAAGTAATAATTACACTACATTTACGATTTCTTTTTTGATAATTCATATAACTTTTTGATAAATCATTTACTAATTCCATTACTTTTGCATCATTTATTTTTGTTTTGTCATTATTATATGATATATTATAACTATTATCAATTTCATTATCTATGTTCAATACTATTGAAATATCTGTAAAAATTTTTGATTCTACCTTATTTATTATATGATTTGATTTATAATCATTTATTATGAATTTTAATTGTTGTAAACCTATTTGATTTGTAATATCTATTATTTCAAAACTTATATCTTTTGTATTTTCTGTTATTTCTATTATAGATATATCATTATAAAATTCTTTATTATTACTTATATCATCTAGATATATTTGTTGGTCTAATATATTATTACATATATCAAATGTAAATGGTATGTTATTATGAAATCTTACAGATACATTATCTTTATTTATAATTGTATTATAACTTATTTCATATATTATATTCAAGGGATTTGTTACATTTTCATATCTATTGTTGTACAATACTGACAAATCTGTCTCGCGTGGATTCAAACTAATTAAATTAGTCAATGATATATCTATTTCTCTACCTATATCATAATTATTATAAAAATTATCAGAAATTTCATAATTATGTAAAATAGATGATATATCTGAATATAATGTATCTATATTTAATGTTAAATCTTTATTTGATAAATTAAGAACATTACTATTTGATAATATTGAACTATTTAAACTTATTTCTGGTATGCTATTATTTACTATATTAATATATCTTTTTAATTCTCTCTTAATATTGTTGTGACTTATTTCATAATAAATTATATTATTTCCTAGTAATGGATTTTTGTTTACTTCTTGATGTTTATAAACAAAACTTAAATCTATATTTCTTAATGATATACTAATATCTATTGGGTTACCTACATTATTCTTTCTATGTATAAAATTTTTATAATATATTAAATTATAACTTATTTCATTTTGTCCATATAAATTATAACTAAATTCTGAATTAATGTGAGTTTCATCTATTTCAAATATATTAAAACACATATCAATATTACTAATTTCAGTTATGCTATCATCTATTTTTATTCCCAGATCGCTGTATTTATTGTATTTATCTATAATATAAGTGTTTTGAGTGTTTCCAGATAATTCTATAAAAATATTATTTAAATCTTGTACAAAATACATTGATAAATCTCTATTCGATGCTAATGAATATTTTAATTCATTACCAAATATATCACTTAATGATATATCTGATATATCATTTGGTAAATCAGCATTTGTTGTAAAACTTGCGTCTGTGTTAATTTTGTACATTGATATACCTGATATTTCTATAAGTGGTATACATCTGCTTAAATCTTGTAATATACTATTAATTTCTGTTTCTGATCGTATATTTGTATTATTGTACAAAAATTTATTTTTATCAAAAGAAAAATTTATTATTTTACTTCTTAGAGTTTGTTTATCATCATCATACACAATATAACTATTATCTAGTATAAAATTTTGTGATTTTTCACCGTATCTTATAGTAGGAACAACATAATTTATACTGATATCTATAGTTGCAGAGATATCATTATTTATATATCCATAATTATTTAATTTAAACAAATCATTATCAGTATTTGAGTAATTTAATTTTGGTATAATTTTTATATTACTACTACCATCTGTATGTGGAAAATACATATAATTACTATTTATTTTTTCATAATTATTTATATCAGATGTAATAATCATATTTTTTATAGTCAAAAATTCAAACTCAAATTCTATTTCTTTATTATTATTATTATTAGTAAAAATAATATTTATAGAATTATCTAATATTGTTATTATTAGTTTTTTTTCTAATCCAAATAAATTATATTGTGTTTCAAATTTGTTTTTGTTATGTAATATTATATTTCTGTCAAAATAATATTTGCTAATTCGTAATTGATTATCTTCTTTTATCAATTTTACATAACTTGATAATGTATCTGTATTTGAATCTATTTTTTTTAAATTTGATATATCACTATCATTTATTGCTATATTATTAATAATTATATAATTATCTTCAAAATCTATATATTTAAAATAATAATTATTATTGCTTATTGTATCATTAAATGAATTATATTTTAATAAATAGTTGTTAACATTTGATATATCAGTTATTGTTTTTACATCTTTGTAATAATAATAAAGATTACAAGAAACATCATATAATAAATATTCTATTTGATTAGTATTTACATTGAAATAATTAACACTTATATCTAACTCTATATTTGTTATATCATTTGTTATATCAAAACTTATTGTCTCTTCATCATCATTTATGTTAAAATAATTATTATTATATTTAAGATTTATAAACGGACCATAATTTATTATTATTGTTTGAATTACATTTGATATATCATTTGTTAAATAATTTTTATAAGTTAAGGGATTTGTCAATTGATATTCTATTTTATTATATGAAATATCTTTAACTAATGAATTGTTTGTTCTGTTTATATAAATAGAAGGATTTTTATTACTACCAGCGTATTTATTACTATATATATCAGATATATCTATATAATTGTATATAGAATCTAACCTTTCATTATAATTCAACGGTATTGTTATTTTATCTGATTTCAATTCAAATTTAACTATTATTTCATTTAAATTAAATATATTAGTTTCAATATTTGTTTCTATATTATTTGTATTATTTATGTAAAAATCTTGCAACTCTTTTGACCTTTCATAAAAATAAAAACTATTAGTTTTGTAATCTCTATTATATGATTCAAAAGAAATTGTTGTTATTTTATTTTCTGAAAAATCTTTATTAATGTACAAATAAATAGAATTATAATAATATTTATTATCTGATATATAAGATATATCTGTATATATATAATCTTCATAAATATGTGCGTATTTTTTACTTTCTTCTGATAATCTTAATGGATAATTCTTACATATGTCTAACAAAACATAACTTGAATCATTGTTTACATTATATGATATGTCTGTTAAATTAATATCATCAAATCTTGAATTATCTATTTTTCCTTCTAATTGATAATTAAAAAAATATGTGTATGATGAATCATTATTTACGGATATATCACTTGTTGATATATATGTTAAATATAAATGAGATATATCATTGAAATCACTAAAACTGGCGGTATTTGATATATCAAATGTAAAAATACTACTTATATCTAGATTATTTCTATCTAATAAATTCAAATTACTGCTATAAAAATACAAATCTTTTAGTACAGAATCAGGAAATTTTAATTCTAACAATGTTTCATTATTATAATTTTTATAAAACAAATTTGATAAATCTAAATTTATTGTTTTTTTAATCAAATTAGATGATATTTCATATGATATATCATTAATTAAATCAGTATCACCAAATGATATATCAAAAAATGTTTCGCTTAATTCATTTAAACTATAATCCTTTATTATAAATTCAAAACTATTATCAAATAATATGTTTGAGGCATCTTCTGAATTTTTATATTTTTTGAAACGATATGTAATATTAGGATAAAATTTGTAAGTAAAATGTTCAAAAAAATAATTTCCATTATTTAGATAATTGATATCTTTATTCAATGTTATAAGATTATAACAACTATCAAAAAATCTAAAATAATCTTGATTATCATATGGATAATAATTACCTTTACCAACATAAATAATTATATGTTGTATATTATTAAGTATAACATTGAATGAAATTTCTTCATTTACTGAATTTTGGGTTGTGTATCTATTAATGTCCCCAATTTTATTTATCAATAAATCATTAGAATCTAATTTTATTAAATTGTTTATATTTTTATTAAAATTAAATGTGTAGTTTTTGTTTGGATATAATTCAAATGATATATCAATATATTCATCTACATTTGTATTAGAATTGGTTATTAAATATTTATTATCAAGTAAATCAATATCATATGTTTTTATTGGATTAAGTATTCTTTCCATTAAATATATAGTTTATAAAAAAAACATTAAATCTAACTAAAATTGAATCTAAAATTATATAAAAGTTAATATCTATAATATATTTATATGGATAATAATTCTGATTTCTTGAAAAAAAAGTATCAAAAAAAATCAGACAAACAACATGTCTTAGATAATCCAGATACATATATTGGCTCTATTGAAAATATTGCCAATGATTCATACATATATGAGAACAATAAGATTATTCAAAAAAATATTGAATACATTCCTGGATTATATAAATTATTTGATGAAGCAATCGTAAATGCAAGAGATCATGTTGTACGAATGAATAATTCTGACCAATTGAATGATAATGGTATTAAAAATCATAAGGTTACTAACATTAATATTTCAATAGATGATGATATTATTTCTGTATATAATGATGGTAATGGTATTGATATTTGTATTCATCCTGAATATAAAATTTATATTCCAGAACTTATTTTTGCTAATTTAAGAACATCTACTAATTATGATAAAGATGAAAAAAAAATTGTTGGTGGAAAAAATGGTTTTGGTATTAAATTAGTATTTATTTGGTCTACGTGGGCTAAAATTGAAACTGTAGATCATACAAGAAATTTAAAATATGTTCAAGAATTTGAAAATAATTTAGATATTATTCATAAACCAACGATAACAAAATGTAGAAATAAACCATATACTAAAATTTCATTCAAACCGGATTACAAAAGGTTGAAAATTGATAAATTATCTGATGATTTTAAAAATTTGTTATTAAGAAGAATTAATGATATTGCCGGTATTACTGATTCTACTATCAAAGTCAAATATAATAATGAAGTTATCAATATTAAAAATTTTAATAATTATATTGATTTATATATTGGAAATAAAGAAGAACTGTCTAGAATTTATGAATCTCCCAATCAAAGGTGGGAATATGCTATATGTCTTGCACCAAATCATGAATTTACCCAAATTAGTTTTGTAAATGGTATCAATACTAATAAAGGTGGTAAACATGTAGAGTATATTATCAATCAAATTATTAAAAAAATTACTATATTTATTAAAACAAAAAAACATATTGATGTTAAACCGTCATCTATTAAAGAACAACTTATGATTTTTGTAAATTGTATTATTGAAAATCCAGCATTTGATAGCCAAACTAAAGATTATTTAAATAGTAATGTATCTAATTTTGGTTCTTCATGTGAAGTTAGTGATAAATTTATTGATAAATTAATTAAATTAGGTGTTGTTACAACAGCTTGTAATTTGAATGATATTAAAGATAATAAAGCAGCTAAAAAAACAGATGGAACAAAATGCAAAACGATTAGAAATATCCCTAAATTGATTGACGCTAATTTTGCAGGTGGTGCTAAAGGTAATCTGTGTAGTTTAATTTTGTGTGAAGGAGATTCTGCAAAATCTGGTATTATTTCTGGATTAAGTCGAGAAGATCGCAATTATGTTGGTGTTTATCCTATGAAAGGTAAAATGTTAAATACACGAGGTGAATCTATTACTAAAATCAATGATAATCGTGAAATTACAGAAATTAAACAAATTTTAGGTTTAGAACATGGTAAAAAATATGACAAAGAATTAATTAAATCTAAATTGCGTTATGGTAAATTACTTTTTATGACGGATCAAGATTTAGATGGTAGCCATATTAAAGGATTGGGTATTAATATGATTGATAGTGAATGGCGATCACTTATTGAAATTCCTGAATTTATAGGGTATGTGAATACTCCTATTTTAAAAGCTAGTAAAGGTAAAAATGTAATTGAATTTTACAATAATGGTGAATTTGAAAATTGGAAAAAACATAATGATATTAAACCCTATACTATCAAATATTACAAAGGTTTAGGCACTAGCACCAGTAAAGAATTCAAAGAATATTTTGAAAATAAAAAACTAGTTTATTTTACCAATACTGAAAAATGTATCGACTCTATTGATATGGTTTTCAATAAAAAAAGGTCTAACGATAGAAAAAATTGGTTGTATGATTATGACAGAAATTGTTATTTAAATACTAGTAAATCGGAAGTTAGTTATCATGAATTTATCAATAACGATTTAATTCATTTTTCCAAATATGATAACGAACGGTCTATTCCTAATATTACAGATGGCTTGAAAATCAGTTTAAGAAAAATTCTATATTCTGCTTTCAAGAAAAATTTAAAAAATGAAATCAAAGTCGCGCAATTTAGTGGTTATGTTTCTGAAAATTCTGGTTATCATCATGGTGAAGCTAGTCTTAATAGTGCTATTATTGGTATGGCACAAACTTTTGTTGGTAGTAATAATATCAATCTTTTTCTTCCAAAAGGACAGTTTGGTTCTAGACTTCTTGGAGGCAAGGATTCTGCTAGTGAAAGATATATATTTACTAATTTGAATCCTATTACACGATTAATATTTTCAGAATTAGACGACCATATTCTAGAATATATCAATGATGATGGAGATTTTGTTGAACCTATTTATTATGTTCCTATTATTCCAATGATTCTTGTCAACGGTACCAAAGGTATAGGGACCGGTTTTAGTACTGATATTATGTCTTATAATCCTATTATGATTATTGAATATTTAGAATCTTTACTTAATAATGTTGATAAACAAATTTTAAAACATAAAAAAATTGAACCCTATTATAATGGATTCAAAGGAACTATTAAATCGTTAGATGAAACCAATTCTAAATATTTGATTAAAGGTGTTTATCAAATTATGGGGAATGATAAACTTAAAATTACAGAATTACCTATTGGAACATGGACTCAAGATTATAAAGAATTTTTAGAATCATTAATTATTAATAATAAAGAAAAAAAAACTAAAACCAAATCCTATGAAAATATGATTAAAGATTATAATGATATGTCTACTGATTTAAATATTGAATTTATTATTAATTTTAATAATGGTTGTCTTAATTTATTACTTCAAGATAATAACAACGATTATGGATTGAATGGTCTTGAAAAATATTTGAAATTATATACTACACAAACAACTACTAATATGCATTTATTTAATGAACAAGAACAATTAAGAAAATATAATAATGTCTATGATATTGTTAATGAATATTATAGTATCCGTTATAGATATTATAATAAAAGAAAACTTTATTTAATTGATTTATTGTCTAAAGAATTAGATACTTTATCTAATAAAGCTAAATATATTGAATATATTTTGGATGACAAGATTGATCTTAGGAAAAAAAATAAAGAACAAATTAATACTATTCTTGAAAATATGTCATTTGATAAAGATAATGGAAATTTCAATTATTTAATTAAATTGCCTATGGATAGTGTTATCCAAGAAAATGTTGAAAAAATTATGAAAGAACATTCTAATAAACTAAAAGAATTAGATGAAATTAAAAAAACATCTATTGAAAATATGTGGTTAAAAGAATTAAACAATTTAAAAATTGCATACAATGGGGTTTATAATAATATACACAAAAAAAATTAAAATTTTAGGCAAACTTGAAACATATAAATTTTTTTTTACAACCAACTATTTGGCTGTAATGAATTATTTTTATAATTTGAATATATTGGTCTATCTATTGGAGTATGCATATAATTTATATTTTCTATATATTTATCATATTGAATATTATTTTTGTATATATTGTTACTTATTAAATTTATTATTTTATTATTCAATTTTTCTATTTGATTTGAAGTATTAAATTCGTCATAATTTTCATTATATATTATTTTCATGTTCATTATTAATTCATCTTTATTTATATTATAAGATTTTATATTTTTTTTTGATACTAAATTTTTTATTCCTTGTTCTATATTTGAAATATTTTGTTGTGAAAAATAATGCTTTTTTACAACATTATTACTATTATATATCTCATTTATTGAATTAAAAAATGTGTTATCTTTTAATGGTATTCTATCCATCAATGCGAATTTAGTATGTATATCCATTTTATTTGTATATATATAATATTATTTAATTTTATTTTTTATATTATATATATTATATATATTTTTATATACAATATATATATATTTTTATATACAATATATATATTTTTATATATAATATATATATATATATAGTTTATATGTTATCTAAATTTCACAAAAATCTTATAATATTCTTTTGCGTTTTATTAATAGTTATTTCTATTATTTTTTACAAAAATTTTATGCATTTACTATCAAATAATTCTTATCCAAAATATATAAATCCTTGTCCAGATCACTGGAATAAAACGGATGAAATCGACCATAAATGTGTAGTTAATCGGCTAAATAAGGGGACAGGTGGTACTAGTATAATAAATTTAACAAAAAAAACTGGTGGAAAAAATGATTTAACTAAAGATCCCGGCATTAAAACGAAATTAGATGACGTGTTTGAGTTTAAAAATGTTTATAATAAAAATAATTATTGCGCACTCTACGAATATTCTAAAAAAAACAATATTCAATGGTCAGGTATTACAAATGCCAATTATACAAAATATTGTTAAATATTTTCAAATATTTATGTATTATAATTTTCATAAAAATATAAATTATTATATATTTATATATACAATATTCTAATGTTAAATTTATCAAAATTCAATATTTATACTATATTTATTTTTGTTCTAGTTTTTACAATAATGACTATTATCTATGTATATATTGTTAAAAATTTCTATATTAAAACATTAATTAATCCTCCAATTATAAATACATGTCCTGAAGGTTGG